CGTTCTTTACCCTGAAAATTTTGTCATACTTGGTCTCGATTTCTTCGTACCCTTCACGTTCTGCCTTATACATGTCTTTCAAGTATAGGGCTATTTGATCGCCTCTTAAACCTGCCATATATTAAATAAGGTTATTAGCCTTACCCTCCGTTTAATTTTTTACTTACGTATTACACTACCCCTGACTGCGCGCGTTCATTCTGGCTGATCATAACGTCAACCCATTTGTTATCCACATCGTCTCCGTCAACAACGATTAACACATCGTCATCAGCGGCAACAAGGTTAGCGCCCTGGATCCCTGTCGTTGCGTTAGTAATGATGTCACACGATTTTCCTCGCATAGAGACAACATACGTTCCGGTGCTAACGGGAATGCGGAATACGGCAGTAGGGTCTATGATGATATTTGCTTTCTCTGCGGCTGCGGTAGAGCTTGAAGTTCTCTGATATTCCTCGGCAAAGCCAAAGACTTCATCTGCACCTGAAGCACAGATAGTAGCATGGCCCGTTGTTGCTGGTAAATATACGAAGCGACCGCTCTTCGCTTTAAACGCCTGGGAAGCGGCTAAAGGCACTGGCACAGAAACAGTGCCTCCCCTAATATGACCATATTTTAATTGTTCACCCATAAATCCTCCTTAATGGTTACTTTTTTCCAGAATCGAGATAATCTACAAACATCTCGAATTTCTGTTCATCGCTTAAATCAGCAGCAGACTCGTACATATCCAACGCCCGTTCTTTTTCATCGGCTGTAAGCGTGCGAGTCTTTTTACCACCTGCTTTCTTAGTAATCTGGCTACCTTCCTGGGGTTTCGAGCCTACTATAGTCGGATCTTCTTTCCCGCGCTTAAAACCCCTTTCCTCTGCTTCCTTGATTGCCTGATCAAACTTTTTACCTTTTGCCCACAACACCATGTCGGTAACGCTAAAATGTTCATTAAGAATTGCTGAATCGGATATGCGGTTCAAGATAGGCTCGATCTCGGGTAAAAATTGCTTATCTGCCGCGGAAAGATCAGCGATAAGCTTTTGTTTCTTTTCCTTTGCCTGTTCCTTCGCCTTTGATTCTGTTTCTTTTGCAAACGATTCACGGTGCTTCTTGATACCGTCAATCATTTCCTTAGAGGCAAGCTTTAATACTGCCTCATCATCGATCGTTTCGGTAACATCGGGATATTGCTCACGATAAGCAGAAATTACCTCTTCGCGCATTGCGGTTTTACCATTGAGAGTAATCTTGCCTTCATCTATGGCTTTGATTACCGTATCAATGGTTATCTCCTTTTCCGGTACGGAGGGTTTCGCTTCCTTAAGAGCCTTGAGTTCTTCGGCGGTCTTTGAATAAGTGCGCTGCATATGAAGGTTGGCTTTTGCAAGCTGCTTCGCATCGCCCTTATACTTATCGACGATTTTACCCACGCTCTCAAGTTCAGTGCGGGCCTCTTCCACAGAAAGGTTAGATTCTTTTGCATACGCTTGGACCTCCTGTTCAAACGCCTCTTTTTTCTTTGTATCTTCTTCTGTCTTAAGCTTATCGGCAGCCTCTTTTTCTTGGGCCTTCTGCTCATCGGTCTTGTTAGCTTCTTCTGCCGCTTTTCTATCAGCCTCTGCCTGGGCTTTTTCTTCTTCCGTCTGCTGCCCGGCTTGCTCTTCTTTGTTTTTCGTATGCTCTGGATCCTCATCTTGATTAGGAGGGTTTTCAGTCTCATATTCCTTCATTGCTTCTTGAGCTACAGCTTCAGCCTGGTCTTCGGTGAGATTTCCTTGATCCTTTAGCTTCTCTGGGTCCAATACTGCTTCTTTAGTAGTTTCTGCCATGTTTACTCCTTTTGCGAGCCTACGAGGTGTAGGGTTTCGCGTTGAGGGGTTACTATTATGCTTCTACACTTACTTTTTCTTTCTGTTCACTTAGATATCCGTTTTTAACGGTTAACTGCGTTTGGCATTTAGTACACGTCACCGATTTTCCATCTACTGAAAATGATAGTCCTGGTGCAATATACTCAAGTGCGTTGCTTCCTTCTCTCCACTTAAAAAGCAACCGCCCACACTTAGGACACCGGAATTGCAGAAGCTTGTTCATTTTTTATACGCTCCTCGATAAAACTATAAAGGTCTGTTCCTTTTTTTAACTTTCCTTCCCGGTATAATTGTTCAGAGTCAGTAATAAATAAGGCTTGATGATTCCAGGGCGTAACGTGCCTATGGCAAACTTCAATATCCATATGGCAATATGGCTGTATGCCTACCGCAAGCATTTTGTCGCATAAGGAGCTGTCGCTTAATGAATTATCGAAATAAGGCTTTCCTATCCGCGTGAATACCGAAGTTTTTATAAGTGTAAAAGGCATAGCAGATAGGTCTACAGGCATAGCTCCTGCGCCATAAACTTCTTGCAATCCGTATTCCGGATCCCACTCATGTTTTGCATATTCAACGAGTTTCATATCCGGTCTCTTTGGTGATTTTCTTAACGCGCATTTTGTATAGGGATAACTATTCGCCCACATAACGACAGATATAAAATCCTTATTTTCTTTTAACAACATAGCCACTGCTCCGCGGGGTACGTTCCAAATGTCATCGTCCATACGCAGGATATAATCGAAACCTTGTGTGATTGCTTTTTCAACTATCATTGTCTCTGCGTCAAGCAATGGTTTACGATAAGGAAAGCATGTACCTACAGCAATGCGTAAGTTCATCAATTCATTCAAAACTCTGGTATACGTCAACAACCATTTACTTGGATCCCGTTCTAAGCCAACAGTCGGGCAGCCTATAAGTATTTTCAAGATAATCCTCCAATAATAGGAATGTTAGTATTCCTGGTAATAGTGATAGCCTCTTTGACCGCCTCTATTGCTACCTTTTCTAAAGCTTTAACCTGATCCACGCTTACGTTGAAATATTGAGCAATGCGCTTATAACTCCAACCGTGGATTACCCTGACAGTAAGCAAGGCCTTAAGCTGTTTGTTATCAACACGATTGATGCAGTACATAAGGAATTTCTTTTTATCTTCCGGCGGAGCAACACTTATCTGTTGTTTTGCGGCTTCCTTCTTTATATCCTCGCTTGAGGTTTTCGCTTTCTCTTTAAGATAATTCCCGGCCTGTTCGATATTCATTGGTTTTTTAGGGGCTTCACTCATTATTTTATCCTCCTGCTTGCGTCCTTCTCTATAACGTCAATCATCATTTTTAGTGTATCTATCTTTGCTAAACAGGTCCGCAAAAAGAATGCGTCTGATACCGGATCTGGGTTGCTTGTAGAAAGCATAAGATTGATAAGTCTTTCGCGCACTGTAATATACTGTTCTTTGTACCTGATAAATTTTTCATCTGCCAGGCACTTTGACCCTAACTCGGCAAGCGCCTGAATATTCTTAGTTACTTCGGCTAAGTCTTTTGAAACTTTTTTATCTTGTTCACCATAACCCATATTATTACTGTGCTCCTTTCTCCTGGGCCTTGATTACTTCAGGCGGCGGTGGAGTAACCGATTGCGCACGTAAATCACTGATAAGCGGCATAAGCTCTTCTACTTTAAATTCAGTAGGAATACCCATCTTCTGCGCGTCTGCTACTTTTTGTTTAACGTACATATCGATACCCTGTAAAACCAGCATGGTCTGTTCTCGTTTAAACTGTTCAAGCGGTGGTAGAATAAGATTAACGCTATTGCGCCACTTTGGAGACCAGCCCTTTATTATTTGCTTAAGAATGTAGTAGACTGCTTCCGGGTTACGTGCTATAAGCAATTCCTGCCTTAGCATTTGGAAAAGCCCCATATCCTCGCGCTTTTCATTGAGTTTATCGAAGTTGAAAGCATACGCCATTACTTGAATATTGGTACGCGCCGCGAGTTCGTTGCGCGAGATAGTCGCAAAAGGATCAGTGCCAACCACTCTTTCAGGATTGAGCTTATACTTACGGCCTTCTTTGCTTATCTGGTAATAAATGCCTAGGATAATATAGCCAACCTCATTAAACGCCGGGGCTATAGATAAAATGTAATCCTCAATTCCGATACCGCTTTGTCGCAATAGTTCTATTGTTTTACTGGCAGGAGCCGTAGGATCCAGCGGGCTTTCTCTTCCGGACATAAGGCTGCTTACCTGGGTAACGTCATCATCGGCTTGCTTTAAATATTGGTTAAGCTGTAGCAGTCCAGCGATATCAGGCGGCCTCATATATTTCTGCAAGAAGTCAACATCTCCTTGCTTTGCCTTAATTGGTATTCCGTGCGTCCAACGTTTCTCTAAAAATTGCGCCTCCACATCATCATCTTTAGTTATCGGGGTTATCATGTTCGCGATATAGGCTCCCTCAAGAATGAAATTAAGCAGGTAATCCTCTGCCAGATTGGAGTCGGTTAAATCCTCACCCATGCCAAGTTGGTAAAAGCCTGATTTTTTCTTAGAGATATAATGAGGAACGTAATAACAATCTATGGTATAAAGAGAATAAAACCTTGCCCCTATTACTATTTTTCTATCTTCCGCTATCCAGCAGACTATTTTTGTTTCCTCTTCGTCCTCTTCGTTTAGCTTAAAATAGTACACGCATTCAAAAATATCATAGGTTTCGTATTGATAATTCGGTATTTCCTTCTTTTGCTTATTACCATTAGCGTCAGCGGCACCTTCCTCAAACATTAGCTCATTGATATTATCGAAAATACCTTTGCGCTCTTCACGTTTTAGGTCCCACCAAGAATAGTTAATGCGCTCCGCGGTAAGCCGCGTGACTTTGAGACCTTCGTAACCCTCCGTTGCCCGGCGGACATAGAAATTTAGTAAGTCTACATTCTTAAAATACGGATCGTTATAGGTCGTTTCTTTGTACGAAGCAATAAATTCAACAGTTTTTCCCTCACTAAGCTGTTTCACATACCCTGGATATTTATTCTGTGCGTCCGGCCAATTGGTTAAAAACTCTTCAAGCGCTTTATTCCGCACTACTGGTTTCCCTTGACCATCTGCCCCTACAACCTCATTCTTCCCTTCATAACGCTCTTCACGTTTGCGCTTTTCAGTCCTGAGCTCCGGTACTACTTTCAGAACACCTGTCCCTTTCAATACGGCTGAATGAACAGTCAACCCCTCTGCTTCTTTGAATGGTAGATTGTCAAGCCTATCATCAATAAAATCAGACTGTTTCTCACATACCTCTTCTCCGCCTTGCTTGAAAAATTCAGGGCGCGGGGTTATGGAATACTTCGGATCAGATTTCATGTACGCCTGCATGATAAGGTTGACTACCTTGTTAACCTTTATTTTTGTAACCTTTTGGTTAAGGTTAAACATACGGCGATCATCTTCCTCAAGCTTTCCCTCATACTGCGCGTCAAGGGCCTTCCACTTTGCTTCTAACTTATCCTCATCACGCTCTTTTTTTATTTCGTCTATTTCAAGGAATATCTCTTTAACAAGACGCTCTTTCTGTTGTGGAGTGAGGCTTATTGACTCCATGTAAACAGGCACTTCCATAGCTTCCTGCTTAGTATCTTGCGCACTTTTCTTTTCTTTCTCTAACGTATAATTTTTATCTTGAAGAGCTACTTCTCCCATAAACTCCTTTTAATTATTGATATCTACCCATTGGGCGCTTGGCTTCTCTGACCGCCGCGCTAACTTTTACGCTACCAGCCACGTTTTTAATTTTATACGGACGCTGTTGTCTGACCAATCCGGCTATTGCCCGGCATATTACAAGGCCGTCTTGGGCTCCATCAACAGCCTCTACTCTTGTAACTTTCCCTTGCTTGTCCTTTTTTATTACAAAGGTCTTACACTCTGACTTAAGCGCTACTGAATTAAGCGTTGTCGAATTATTCTTTATTTCCTCATTCATCTGCGCTAACGCTTGAGGCCGGGTAACGCTATTGGTATTAAAACCAAGCTCGTCTGATTCTTCTTGCACTCCGTCTTTATCGATGATCCTGCGATATATGTTGCCGTATTTCTGAAAAACAAGCTGGCAAACCATGTAACCATAGCCCTTGTTCTCTGGCACTACTAAGGCATTATTGAAGTAATTACCAATGGAAATACCCATAGCCGCAAGGTCTTCTGGGGTATACTGCCCATATAAAACAGCCGCGGTAGAGTTCATACGCTTGTTTAAAACAACGCCTGCAGCCTCATCAACACCGATGCCTTCTGAGGCGTCAAGCGCAACAATATATTCTTCCATGGGGCTTGGACGCTCAAAAAGTTCTATCCTTCCGTGCGGTAGATCACGCCATTGATATTTAAGGTTTTCATAGAATATCTCACCAATCGCTATCGGTCTCTTTGTAACCTGTTTTTCAAGACCCTTAGTATCAAAGAATGTCGCACCGGATAGGCTAAACGCTTCTTCGGCAGTAGAAGGATATTCTGTTCTAAAGCGCGTTATATCGCCCTGGCATTTGTTTACTATTGCCCATCTACGCCAGTTTATCTGCTCATCGCTAAGGTTATATCTTGCTTTTAACTCTTGCTCTTCTATCTCAAAAGTCATTACAGACGTGTCAGCGTCAAAGTTAATGCCCTCAAGGGGGTACAACTGGCCGTTTTGTAATGGTAGACGGTATTCCTCCATCTCGAACCAAGCGAAGAATAACGGGATCCAATCTGTCTTGCCTTCTTCCGCGCGTTTCCACTGTTTATAAAATTCATTCATGCCATTTGCCGTGGTCTCACCGATTATCATCGTGTCCCAATGGTCAGGCACCGATTGGTTAAGCGCGTCAAGCACAGTTTTTAGGTCTTTGAAATAGGCGCACTCGGAAAGATGAACGTATTGGTAGGTATATGATCGCGCAGCTTCTGTATTCTCTGCGGTTTCTATAAGTATTTGCGAATGGATCCCGGCAAATTCAAGCTTCTTTTCGTTGGATTTCTTAAGCGGAACGGCTAAGTGAGGTTCTTCGGCCTCCAAACGCTCTTGATAAAGCTTAGACATTTGGAATAAATTCTCTGATTTATCACCCTCATCGGCCATTATCAAAGAATTGCGGTTAGGTTGCTGCGAGGTCAGAGCATATATAATGGCTTCTATTTCCGTAGAAACTCCGCCTTGCCTGTATTTAAGAACCCATATCCGGATAGGCTTTCGCTCTTCGCGTAATTGCCGTATTTTAGAGAATAGCTTTCGCTGTGAGGAATTAAGATTAAGGCGTATCATCTCGCCTTTCTTAGTCTTTATAGATAAAATATCCCTAGCAAGTAAATGCAGAGGATTAGCCTGAGCAAGCACTTTCTCCTGCAATAAAGGATTATTTTCTTCTTTAGACGAGTTTTTCGATGGCGCTAGCGCGGATCCTACCAAGAACTTTCTCCTTCCTTTCTTCGCTTATTTCAAGACTACCAGATAAACCAAGCTCTGTTTTATCAGCCCAATTCTCATCTTCCTTATCCTGCCATTTACAGATATTCTTCATCATGAATATCGAAAATGTACTGTTATGCACCTGTTTAAGCGCGGTCTCGATGATAAACTCTCGCTGTAATCTCTTAGTCTTTTTATAAGCCTCAGAAAACTGCTTGTATTTCTTAGCCCATTTATAAAAAGTATCTTCGGATATGCCTGATTTAGCACACCACTTTGATATAAACGGAGTAGGAGCCGCCTCCATTTCCGTCTTATCTATCTGAGTGCCGTCTTTATGGGTTACGGTGATATCTTTGTATTGGATAGGATCTATAGAAAAATAGTTAACAAGGTCAACGCAATAGCCAACCTTATACTTCGTAGGCCTTCCTCCGGCGTGTTTCTTTTTTGTTTTCATAAATGTCACTGCTCTACCGTTTAAACGCAAAGCCTACGCCCATCTATAATATTTATTCATAGCATCACCAGGGTAGCTTGAGTTCTCGCGAATAGAGCAGTTATTTTTTCCATGATTTGTCTGGGGGTGGTGGGCCGCGCGGTCTTCTCACCGTTTTACCCCTCACTATGTAGCAAAAGTACTAGTTTTTGCCTAATACTCAGCGGGGCAAAACTCAAAAGACTTACACAGGTTATAGATAATTCCGTTTTTTGATAATTTGAAAATTGTACAGAGGCAAGGTACAGAATAGCCACACTCGTGGAGGATCCGGATAGCTCTCATTTTCTTGTTTGATATTTCCTGAAAAGGCAGAATCTTGGCAGGAGTAACGATAACGGGCTTAACAAAACGCTTCTTTGCGTCTCGTTCTTGCTCGGATATAAGATTTTTTAATTCACTATTTGTTGACAAAATCACCCCTTTGGATATAATAATCCGCAGGAATGATTTAAAAATAAGCCCTGTGTTAACGCACAGGGTTTTTTATTTATGTCAATACCCACTAGGTATCTGTAAACCACGTTTCACGGATACCCTGCTGAATACAGTATATATGTGTGGAAAAATGTTAACAACATAGGTGCTGAAAAGCAGCACCCTTATTTCCAAAGCTTAAACAAGATTTTATCTATCTGCGCTGGGTTCTTAAACGCGTTTAATTTACCTTCAAACGCAAAAACCTTCCCATTACTACCATATCTAAAAATAATCCTTATCCTTTGTAAACCTATTGGAGCAAAAACTTGCTTTATTCTTTTCATTCTCCCCCCTTATCTGACCCTCTCAGCGGTTCGGACGCCTTGATAGATCAGCGCTGCATGATACACCTCCGCTATTATTACTACACCACCCCTTGTCGCTCCCTACTTTCTTCGTAATAGTGAGCGCCTTTGTTTGTTTCTGTATATCGCTGGCGTATTCCCTCGGTATCGCGATACCTATCCTCGTTGTAAACGCAATTCACTCTTGGGATCATTACGTCCGGCTCCGCGTAGTAATGCGACATTCTACAACCGGATAAACTGAAGATCATCAGGAGACATAAAAAAATCAGTAAACGATTCATAGTTACCCCCTTCTTGTTTAGGCTTTCTTTTCCTTTCTCCGTTGCCGCCAAAATCAAAACAAGCAACAGAATATCGTCAACCCAATCCATAACGCCAGCCCTCCTAATGCCAATCTCCATTCTTTAATAATAATGGCAACGATAATGCAGATAGCCGGTAAGAATACCGTGCTGATTGCAAAAAGTTTTAAGGTGTCCATATTTATCATCAGCTTGCAAAATTATAAAGTTTAAGGTTTTCTTCTCCGAAAGTTGGCATACGTTTCAACAATAACTTTCTGTGTTTTACTCCCAATGTCATAAAGTTACGATAGCTCAAAGGCCACAGCTGTTTCTTCTAATTGGCTTTCTAAAAAGGGCGCACAATCACCTGAACTTTATCCAAATCCTTGGACTTTAATTCTTCCGCACTCTCTACAACCTTAATAGCTGCGGATTCATCATCTTTAGCAACCACAACTCGTGGTTGCATGATGATACTCTCAAGCTTGTTCTGCTCCTCCCTTTCCTTCTTTGTAGGTTCTTCAATAGCACATACCCAAAACAACATAGAAACCTCCTCCCCTCACACCTTCCCGTGTAAGGATTTTACTAAACTAGTTTGCAGGACATTCTGTTTCTATCTTAGAAACTTTTCCCACCAGAGCGTCTGCGATTTCATTCGACAAAATATCCGAATGTTCCTTACACATCATCAAACCAGAATGAAATTTATCAAACAGCGGTCTAACTATCTTTTTTATTTCTTCATTCCTCATCACCTCCCCAATCTCACCTTTGGCGTAGGAGGAGAGGAGAGCTTTGATAAATTTATGGTGGGTTTGATAACGATCACTGCTCACATAATCATTAAAATATCTTATCGCTTCCTCAGCCTGTTTTTGTTTGTTTGTCATACTAACTCCTTTTTCTCTTTGTATGCCCTGATATTGCTTATTAAAAGCAGAAGTCAACCGGCTTATTAAATCTTTCTTTGTATCTTCTGCTATTTTAGGAATATTTACCTCGCAGGGATTTCTTAAAATAGTATACCCCCCAAGAATATCTGTAAAAACTTCTTCGGGGGTATTCTCTAAAAAGTTTTTCGCCTTGCTACATTCCGTCTGTTTTTGTTTATTTGTCATAAAATTTTTTGTTTGTAAACATAAGATTTGATACCATATTCTTTTGCTAATTGTGTCTTACTGTCCGATATATTATTATAATTAATTGTCAATTCTTCTCCTTCTTTCACTCGCTTTACGGTTTTAAATATCATTACTTTTTCTTTGTAATTTCTGCTGTAATCACAATTAGCACAGTAAGAATGATTGTATAAACTTCCAAAACCAAGAGCTATCGCATTATATTTCTTAGTCCAGTAAAAATGATACTTAGTCAACTCCGTTAATTCTATTATAGGTTCCTGCGAAATAGGATAAAGTATAACTGGACATCGTTCGATGACTGTCCCTTTTTGAAAATTTGCATTACTTATTATCCCTCTAATTTTCAAAGACGGAGAAACCCCAACAAAAATCTTATTTACAATATCTTCCGCCTGTTTTTGTTTTTCAGTCATAAGCACCCCCTAAAACATTTTGAATGTCTAAATATAATTCTTCTGCTGTTTGCCCCTCGTATCTTACCGCTCTATCATCAACAATAACGTGAAAAATCGGCTTTTGAGAAGTATTGGGAGGGTTGTGAGAGTTTGAATTTATGCTATCAATATGTTTAAGCTCTATGTTGCGCACAGCGTCAATTAAATCTTCTAAAACACCAATACGGTTTAACTCATCATCTTGCTGAAAAACTCTGTGTACGGAATAATTTTCTCTTGGGGCTATTTTGTTAGCCTTTGCGATAGCTTCTTTTTCAGAACGAGCGTATAGATGTAATTCAATCTCTGCCCCTCTAACGATAAATAAAAGTTTCATACCCCTCCTTTCCTTACTATCGGCACGGCGGGGAGGCAGGATTTGAACCTGCGGATATATCTCTGTCGAGGTATGTTTTAACCAACTTCACCACTCCCACGCCTATGCCGAGATTGTCAAACAGATAAACCCGTTATTTTCTTAAACACCTTCTTCGAGAAATTCTTTAGCTTCTTAATCTCATCTATAACCTCTTTCGGCACTGCCTTCCACGCTTCTTTGTAGTCTATTTTCTTTAGGTAACCGCCGATATTCACATGCTCTGGGTGCGCTGTTTTTTCCTCATCAGTCATTTTTTCTGAAAAGATGAACAGAGAAACATCGAAATGATTGTAAAGTTTTAAATCGTATACCTTTTTAAACTCTGCCTCTGTACATTTTTTATTGAAAAGGTAATATGATTTTGTTGTACAGAAATGACCGGAGAGTATGCCAGAATTACAGTCGCCGCTGTTCCGGTCGCCGCTGTTCTGGTCGCCGCTGTTCCGGTTGCCGCTGTTCCGGTCGCCGCTGTTCTGGTTGCCGCTGTTCCGGTTGCCGTTGTTCTGGTCGCCGCTGTTCCAGTCGC